TTTTTGAGGGTCCAAAACAGCTGATTTTTCGACCCTAAAAATGACCCCGAAAAAGAACCTATTTTTTGTGCTCCAAAATGACCCTATTTTCCGACCCATCCAAACAGCGCGCAAACGCACTTTTTGGTCTCCGAGGTCAACAGGCTCCAAATGAACTTTTTGGGGGTCCAAAAAATGGGGTATTTTAGAGGGTTATTTTAAGGATGGCTTTATAGTCGAGACGACGTACCGTCGGCTTTCTAAATTGTACCCCGGAGAATGGCTTAGGTGGCAGACCTTGTGAAGCTCATAAACGCGTTATAACGCGCTCAAATCAGGTCGCCTATACAGAAGGTCCATTTTGATATTTGAAGCGCATAGGGAGCGATTAAACGCGCTTAAATGCGACGTTACAGCAAGCGGTAGCTTGATTATGAGCCGTATAGACCTATTCCACGATCCATCCTACCACCCAAGTTCATAAATTCTTATGGTGGCAGTAAAAATCTCCCTGCCGGTTCCGATATCTATACAATAGCTGGCCGCTATGGTGGATATCTATACAAACATAACAACAACAGCAATATGGCAACAAAGATTAAGTGGAAAATCTCAGGACGATCATTTAAGACCACGATACGCGTAATGGTAGAGGGTAAGAAGAGATACCTTCGATTCCGCGTGGATGTGGAAGACCAAGAAGTCCTCTCCAACCTTCACCTCGAGGCTAAAGTCCTCTCCAACCATCTATGGTTTGAAATTGAGGCCCTCAAGGGTAAGGAGAGTGTCGAAGCCTTCCTGAGTAAGTTGGACTGCTGCACCGGCACCTCCGGTGATACTACCACAGATGGCCTGCCCATCCTCGATGGCATTATCTACTGCGATGAGGAAAACTACAACAGTTTCGAGGTAGCCTATGACTTTGACTGGTACTAGAAGGCTTATAGTGATGCCGACGTGCTCACTACCGGAGACGTAATCGAGATCATCAGGAGTCCCAATAACCCGGGGCATTTTATCTTGGCCTTTGACGGTAACTCCACGGAGTACCCCCAAGATCGAGTCCTATATGAACTCCACCGAATGGCTCGAGATATTGTAAACAACCATAAATGGTAAGACTCTTTTTCAGATTTATACAGGTCCTGGTGCTCCTATCCGCAGGGGTACTGGGGCTTTTGTTTCGTAAGATTAGATAAGACAAATGGTATTAGACTATTACTTCAACCGACGACGAGGAAAGCTCTCGGTCTCCTACGTCACCAAGACCGGGGGGAAGCAGATCAAGGAATATAACGTGTCCCGATTTAAGACCTATATCGAGGATCCGGCTGGTAAGTACACCAACTGGAACGGAAAGCCTTGTAAGATGGCCTATACCGACTCTCCCACGAAGGTAGATATCCTCAATTTCCTCCGGGAACTGCCACCTTCGGAGCAAGCTCTCGTGCATGCTAAGTACAACCCCAAGATGTACGTCTTTGACATCGAGGTAGAGGTCAATAAGGAAGAGTTTCCCCATCCCTCGCAGGCCAAATATCCCATCTATACCATCTCCGTAGTAAGCCCCGAACTGCATACGATGGTCCTCGGAACGCGACCATTGGAAGACCAAGAAGGCCTCCAAAAACAGTTCGATGAGTGGATCAGTTCCTCCGAGTACTTCAAGAAGATGAAGTTACCCGCCCCGTCGTTCCGCTATATCCAGTTCGACTCCGAGAGAGATATGTTGGAGTTTTTCCTCGGGGATGTGGTAAGCAAAGTACCAGTCCTCGGGGGGTGGAACAGTATTGGCTTCGACTGGCAGTACATCACCAACCGTTGTAAGCTCTACTACCCCGATATCCGCTTTAGTAAGTGCTCGGTGGATGGGTCGATGAGTCGTATGAGGTACGTAGACCTCCGCGATGGTAATATCGACCTACCCTGCCCCAACCACACGTGGATCTTAGACATGATGGACATTATCGGTCAGTTTGATATGATGGTGATGCCCCAGAAGGAGTCCCTTTCCCTGGACTATATTGCGAGTGAGTCTCCGGTAAAAGCCAACAAGATCAAGTATGATGGAGACCTCCAGGACCTCTATAACTCTGACTATACGAGGTACGTATTCTACAACGCTATCGACTCGGTCCTCGTGCAGATGATCAGTCATTGCTTCGGGACTCTCAACAGTCTTTACTCCCAAGCCCTGTACTGTGGTATCAAGGCCTCGGCCAGCCAGTCGAAGATCCAGTTGAGTGAAGCCCTTTTCTTCAACTATTTCTTCGAACACGGTATCAAGGTCGTCCCCCCACCCCGGTTCTCCGGAGAGCGAGGGGAGTTGGTTGGAGCCTATGTCCGACAGCCCTCCCCGGGGAAGCACCTGTTCGTGACCTGTAATGACTTCGCGTCCCTGTACCCCTCCACCATCATCACCTGTAACCTCTCCATTGAGAACTACCTCGGGAGTACCGGAGAAGGAGTGTTCACGGAGAAGGATCTGGAGGATTTCCGCAAGGACCCCAACTACTTCGTCTCCGTCAACGGGTCGGTATACAAGAACGACAAGGAGTATGCTTTTAAGGCCATCCAGAAACAGCTCAAGGCTAACCGTAACGTGGGTAAGTACCTCGGGAAGGAGATGGAGGCGACGGTCTTAGACGATGTTATCCAGTTGATGGAGGGACATACCCCCAAGGAACAAAAATACTCCGAGAGGGTAGTGGAAGACCTGAGGAAATTGGGTCTGAATATCACTTGTACTTCGAGTATCGATGTAAAAAACCTCCCGGAAATCCGATCTATATTGGAAGACGAGGTCCTCTACTACTCCAGTTACGAGCAGGCCTGTAAGCTCCTCGGGAACTCTATGTACGGAGGATCGAGTCACGTAGCCTTTGCGTGGTTCAATATGCAGCTGGCTAATGACATCACCGGGGAAGCTCGTAACCTCATCCACAAGATGGAGAAGGAAGTCCCCGAGTGGTTTGAGAAGAACTGGAAGGAGGCCACCTGGCTTCATGAAAAATTAGGAATTAAATTAAAAAATGGTTTATAACCAACTACGACTACGCATCCACGAGATCCTCACCTATGCCGTCCAGCAGTGGGGATTTGATAGTAGTTTTGATAAAAAGTATCGAGTCGATGAGACCTTTGGAATGTCAGCCTTCACCAAATACGGAAGTATTGACCTTACCTTCTACTTCGGGGGTATTGACCTACACATCAGTACAGATAAGTCCCCCTCTTTCTACGTCCGAGGAAAAAACTTCGGAACGTACCCCATTGAAAGGGTAAGACCCTGGCCTACCCCGGAGGATCCTGATTACCTTATTACCGACGATGGTCTGATGGTATATATGACGCTCACCGAATATGAACAGTACCTCGAGCGACTGCTGGAAGAGCTGTCATCTGACCGCTGTTTTGAGTGGATGGATAGAATAAACTAAAGTAATGGACCTAAAAACCTACAATACCCTGGACCGATCGGTCCAAAATGCCGTGAGACGATTCACCTGGGCCGGAGAGGTAGAAGACCTCGAAGGGGTAGCCTGGGAAGGGGTCATCCGAGGGCTGAAAGTATGGGAAAAGAGCCGTCAGGACCTGGGGAAGTTTGCTTTCCACCGCGCAAAGTTTGCCATCATCAACTACCTCAAGAGCAAGGAAGGTCAGGAGAGCCGAAGGAACTGTATAAGTATAGGGGAGCTCCACGGTCGTGACCAGGGTGACCTATGTACCGAGCAGAGACATGAGGTAAGAGACCTCCTCGACCATCTGAAGACCTTTAACTTCAAAGACTACGACTTCCTCTGCGATTACTTTGGCTTGGACGGTCACCCCGAGCTCGGGGTAAAGGGACTGGTGGTAAAGTATCAGGTGACCTCCTCGCGTATCTCCCAACAGAAAACAAGAATTATTAACTACTTACGAACGATTGCCTAAATGCGACCCATAGTATTTTTAGATTGTGAGACGACTGGTCTTAACAAACAGCACGACCGAATCATCCAGCTCAGCGCCATGAGATTTGACCGCGAGACGATGAAGCCGACGGCCAGATTTGACTATATCATCCGTCCCTCGGGGGAATGGGAGATGTCAGCTGGGGCGGAGGAGGTGCACGGAATCACCAAGGAAATGGTAGAAAATTCTGGTAAGTACCTCACAGAAGTCATAGAAGAGTTTGATAATATAATTCGAGACGCGGATATAGCTGGCTACAACAGCAACTCCTTTGACATCCAACTCCTCTATATGGAGTACCTCCGACTGGGTAAGGAGCTGGATATGAACCGTAAGTTCTACGACGTGTACCTCATTGAGAAACACCTCAATCCCTGTCATCTGGGGGATGTGTTCAAGAAGTACATGGGTAAGACGATGGAGGAGTGTGGCCTGCGAGCCCACGACAGCCTCAGTGACGTAAAAGCCACGGCCACGGTGCTCATCAAACAACTGGAAAAAATTTCCTGGGACGAGCTTAACTCCTTGGAATTCAATGAGATGGTGAGCCCCGAAGGGTCGATTATCCGTCGTGGGGATGGCAATTTATACTTTAACATCGGCAAGCACAGAGATTATTTAGTCGAGGAGGTATTTGAAAAGGACCCCTCCTACGTGAAATGGTGGGCTACGAACGTGGCCACCCCCCACAGTAAAAATTTAGTCAAAACCTATCTAAAAAGTAAAGGATTCTAATGGAAGGCAAGGTAAAGATCTCCTCGGTATTAAGTAAGTTTAGTGTCATCAGCGTGGATTACAACAACAGCTGGAAGAAGAAGTATACCAAGGAGAAATTTACCCATAGCCTGGTCACCGACCTCTCGGAGTCAGATCTGGATAAGTTCCTCGACCGACTCCGGGAGGTCGATCTGTTTGTGATGGACAATAAGTCTTCCTCCAAGGGCGAAAAGGTCACTGGGGAGAGACTCTACCGGGATGTCATCGGTCGCGTCAACGAAGGGATCAACAAGATCCGTCGTAGTGTCGTCTTCGGTAGTGCTGGAGAGGTCCGTCCTGTGGGGGATGAGGCCTATGACGCGTGGTCGGGCTTTCAGGTCATTGACATCGACTGTAAGGATCCGGTAGTGGCCCAGCTCATCAAGGAGGAGGCTTTCCGTAGGCTCCAGCACTGTCCCTGGTTTATGGCCTCCGTCCTCTCCTCCTCGGGTAGTGGGGTTCATATCTACACGGGCATAGAAGTGGATGAGAACCTGGACAAAAAGGTCCTTTTCAACGCCAACTTCCACCACAAAACGGGTATGGTCTATATGGCCATCAGAGACCACCTCATAGAAAAAGGCTATAGCGCGGAGAACCTCATCTCGTGGCTCGACTGGTCCATGTGCCGTCCCCAACAGGGGGTCTTCATCACAGCCGATCCCCGTCCCCTCTTCTCCACTAAGTTCTACAAGGATTTTATCCACGTGGGGTTTGACTACAGCGGGAGCTGGGGAGATGAGCATCTGGAGAAATTCCTCAGTAAGCATGATGATCTTATCCTGTACGAGGAGGTCTTCCACGCCCGAGCGGAAGCTATAACTCCCGGGGAGGTCCATCCAGGGAAATATAAACACGGGGATCGATGGAAGTTCGCCAATACCCTCGTGAACCTCTATGGGTACGAGGAGGGCTTACGCTATCTCCAGAAGGTCTGTAGTAACACCCCCCTCCACGAACTGGTGGGTATTTGTAATACCGCCCGCAATCACAAGAAACCGGCTAACAAGTGGGCTATTGAGAAGCTCAATTCCGACCACGGCTTCCATATCGTCCTCGAAGGTGCTGCCGAGGATGAGATTATGGAGATTTCCTCTAAGATCGCTGATCCCAACCACCTCGGGGTCACAGAGACCATCACCTTCAATATCACCAAGGACCAGTTCTTAGGGGATATCCTCCCAGATATTGAGAGTAACCTCGCCCACCTCAACCTCATCGACGCTGGTCCCGGTCTGGGTAAGACGGAGATGATCAAGAGACTGGCTAAGAAATCCCGTATCCTTATGGTGATGCCTTATACCTCTACCATCAAGTCTAAGGTAGAACAGGAAGAGGGCTGGGAGTACTCCTACGGGTCGAAGAAGGTTAATATCCAAGACTCCGAAAGGGTCGTCCTCACCCTGGATAAGTTCTCCCGGCTGACTGCCTCGGAGATCTCTATGGCGGGGTTCGACTATGTGGTCATCGACGAGAGCCACCTCCTCTTCCTGAGTGAGTACCGATCGGTGATGAAGGATGTGGTTAGTCTTATCCGTAGTATAGAGGTGACCACTATCCTCCTCTCGGGGACCCCTTCCGGAGAGTTCCTTTTCTTCCCCGGTATCCGTCATATCCACGTGATCAAGGAGGAGAGTCGTAAGAAGACCTTCGATGTGATTACGGTCGCCGACCAGAAGAACCTACTTTACTATATTGCCCGTCATATCGCCAGGGACATCACCGAGGGTCATAGGGTAATCTTCCCCACGAACCGAGGGACGACCTTTGCTCAGAAGGTCGAAGCAGCAGTCAATTACTTCCTCCTCTACGACCATAACCGAGTCGAACCGGTGCGACTGAAGTACTATAAGAGGTCTCAGGTAGGTAGTGAATGGATGGATGAGATCAACCAAGAGGCTACCATCAACGACCTCGAGATACTCATGTGTACCTCCTACCTCTCCGTGGGGGTCGATATCCGGGATAAGTACCAGTTCAAGGTCTATTTCTCTGAGGAATATATGGCTTGTGAGATCGACCAGTGGGCTAACCGAATCCGTAATAACGACCTCCATATCAAGCTCTTCGTCTCCAAGACCGACGGGGAAGGGAATCCCAAGAACCTCGGGAAGTGTGAACCCCTCAGTTTCGAGGAGATGGAGACGGAGAGAATGGCTAATGAAGCCATCCTCACCATCGTCAATGCGGATATCCAGAAAGGGGAATACGGAAAGTCTTATAACCCCCTTATCAACGGGATCATCAGTGACTCCCCCTTTATCATCTGGGATACCAAGGAGAGTAAGTATGTCATTGACGATACCTGTTATAAGCTCGTCTCTTTTGAACGAAAGTATAGAAGGTACTCCGAGCAGCTCCCCGTCCTTATCCAAGGGATGAGGTGTTATGGCTATACCGTGAGCTGTCAGCCTATGGTAGAGTTCCCCGTAGAAGACACTGGTATCTTCACCGATGTGGAGGATGTCTGTCGTAATATGATCTCCAAACTCCGTGGGGAGCAACACGAACTGGTGACCGAGCTCCTGGATGAAGTTAATGAGACTAACCTGGTCGATTTCGCCGAGGCCATCGGAGGGAGAAGGGAGATCCTCATCGGTAAACGCTGGGGAGTAGACGACGAGGGGATCATGAGAGGTAAGGACCTCGAGGTCTTTGACAAGGTCGTTCCTATCCTTCTCAGCCTCACGAAGAGGTACGATCTGGAGGACTCCAAAAAATTCTTCACTTTCTGTCGTAATAAGAACGGAACCTATAACTTCAGTGCGGTCCAACGACTGAGGGTCCTGTCCAACATCCTCTTTAACAAGGAGGAGAACCTCCTCCACCTCGATATTGACCGGTTTATGGGAGACTGTTCCGAGTTCGCGAAGAAGAAGACCGTCACCAAGGAGGAGATAGAGGAGTTTGTAAATACCCATGCTGACGATTACCTCAAGAACCTTGAATGTCCAGAACAGACGGTGGAGAAAACAAGGAAATCCTTTGACCAGCTTTTCCGAGTGCTGGTAGAGAGGAAGCGGGAGAACGGAGCCTACTCAGTCACTCCGGTAACTATCCTCTGGCAGACGAGGAAGGAGAAGGAGGATGAAATCCGCGAACATTTGTTCGATATATGTACATTCATCGATCCCGGAGTGGTCGTGGAAGTATATGATTTTAATAAACGAGAATAATGAAAGGGGCTAAATGCCCCTCGCATACGCTAAAGCATATGAGAACTATTTTAGATACCATCAAAGAAAGCCCCCTGTCAGGGGCTCGCTCCATTGGAGAACGACTGTCGTTTCTACCAGAACCCCAAGGGGCAGATAAAGCCTCCAAGAAATACGTAAAGAAATATGGAGGTCTCCTCCTCGAGCTCTTTGAGTACCTCCAGAAAAAGTCCCTCGTGCACTGGGCTGCTGATGGTCAATTTGAGATAAAAAGCATCCGTGTAGAAGAGAATATGAGGGAGGCTACCGTCGGGGATTACTACTTCATCATTAGCTTTCATACCGGGAGGAAGGCAGATTGGCGCAATAAACTCTGCAGTTTTATCCTCCGGATGGACGAAAAGACCTATAAGGTGTGGTATACTAATCACACCGGTGGTGAGTACCGGGAGTGGAATAGGTATAACTATAAGGTGGCTAACGGTGATTCGCTGGCCTGGGGTCAGACTGATGTGAATAAGGCCATCATCGATTTCTTCGAGTCCAAGGGCCTATACCAACTGAAGTATAATAATGACCTCAAGCACCCCGAACTGCCTTATATGAGATATCGCACTGATGATGTGGAATAATGTGGACCCCAGAGATAGAAGATAATATCGACGCCCAATTCATTAGTAGGATACAAGCCGAGGTCACCCAGAGCTGTGCCCTACCCTTCCCCGTGCCTGTGGATAGGATTCCTGAGTTCATCATCCAGGCCGCGGGGTGGTTCTGGGCTAATGTCGATCAGGCCGTCGAAGAGCGCATGTACCTCATTAAGAACGCCGAGATATGTAAGGGGAATGGTATGAACAAGATTATCCAGCTCCCCCCACAGATCATGTCGGTCCTGGGCTGCCATAAGCTTCAGGATAACCTCCGCGTGGGGGCTCTGGGGGACTTTGGTGTGGAGCGACTACTCCTCTCCAGTTACTCTATGGGAGGGGGAATGGGTGTAGGATCCTTCGGAACGGTCAATACCCAATGGAAGATGGAGGATGCGGTAATGACTATGTGGGAGGTAGATACCTTCAACCAGAACTTCAATCCTCCTATCACCTACAATTTCAACGAGTTCTCCAGTAAGCTGGTGCTCCTCGGGGCTCTTGGTAGGTCCGACCTCGTCATCCACTGTTATGTGAGATGTCGTATCCAGGACCTGTATAACTCCTACTACTTTTTCCGTCTCTGCGTGGCTTTCTGCCGCAGGGCTCTTAACACCATCTACGGGACGTATGAGTTCAAGCTCCCCGGTGGGGTGTCTATCAACTACTCCAGTTTCTCCGAACAGGCTGATAGGGAGTTCGACGAGATCAAGGAATGGGCAGAGAATACCAGAGCCGTGGATTATTTCTTTCAACCCAAGACCGTGTAACGGGTTTGGGTTGCGAAAGTGAAAATCACTTTTTCCACCATCAACAAATGTGTAAGCAATGGCAAAAATCGACGACCTCCGACTCGGTAAGGTAGACTGTAATAACCAGGACCTGTTCTTCAGTAAGCTCCTCAAAGGGCTTATGAGGAAGCTTCAGGAGGATATGACCATCCGCGGGGAGAGCATCGCCCATATGATGATCCATACCGGGGATGATACCTTCTGGATCCTGAGGAAGCACCACAGTCAGATTCAGAACCTCACCGAGCAGACTAATGAAGATGCCCTGTATATGACCGTCCCCAGGGCGGTGGTCACTGCTGGAGCTATCTCCCTGCTCCCTGATCAGATGACTAACCCCTATGCCCGAGGGGTCTTTCAGATCGACGACGAAGACGGTCTGAGGTCTTATAGTGCTGAGATGAGAAGGATGCCACATACTATATCGGTTTCGGTGAAGTATGTCGTACCCAATTTCCGCGATGTCCTGGAGCTGACCCAGCATATGATGACCAAACTGGCTTTTATCCGTACTTTTAGCTTCATGTACCTGGGTCAGGAGATCCCGGTGAGCTATAAGATCCCTGAACAGGTCGATGGGGAGCACCTTACCGAACTGGATGGGACTACCTCAGACAACAAAGACCGGATGATTACTTTTGACCTTGAGGTGGAGAGTGCTATGCCGGTATTTAACTACCCCTCTATCACCCCTCTTTCCTCCGTCATCACCAAGCCCCAGTGGAGGGTGGATACCGGTAGTGACGTCGAAGAGAGGAAAATTACGGAGAGATCTGGGTATACTGGAAATAATTAATCATGCAACTAGCCACTGCCAACCTACGACCCGGAAGGGTCATTGAATTAGGGGAGAATGGGGAGATCCGAGTGGATTCACCAGGGCTCTTCTCTATGAGTGATAAGGACCACCTTCCCTGGGTCAAGCCTTTTTTCACCGGGAACACTGGTCAGTATAGTATGCCGGAGGTCTTTGACGAGGTATGGATACTGGATATGAAGGGTAACTCCGCGGTCTACTTCTGGTTCAAGAAAGACCAGTACCGGGATATGGACCTCACTGGGGAAGAGGTGGAGATCCTCTGTCATAGGGAGACGGGGAAAGGATGGGCCACTCTCAAGTTCTCCGACGGGGAAGGATGGATACTCCGATCCGGGAGTAGTACTATCCAGATCGACGGGAAAGGAGATATCCGTATAGGCAATGGGGAACCCCGACGGGAGATTCATATTCACTCCGATGGTATTGACCTCGGAGGGTCGAGTCATAAAGCCGCCTACGGGGATGTGGTAGTAGACTGTATGAACCTCATTCAGAATGCGTTAGAGGTTATCCGTCAGGCCGCCTCTACCAATGTCTATACCCAACCTATTGCCCAGGGTCTTGCTTCCATCCCCAAGCAGTTGATGAAGAAAATTCCTGATATAACCAGCGAAAATGTTAATTTAGAGTAATATGCCAATACGCCGAGAACTCGGAACCAGATACCAAGAACACGACTTCATCGAGGTGAGGAAGCATCGTCCCTATGATTATAAAAAGGAGGGGATTCTGACGAAGTACCTTCCTGAGGTCATTACCAAGGCCAATAATGAGATTACGAGGTATGTACTCACGTGGGTCGATGCCAGTCTCGTGTGGCTCAGTGAGTATATTGATTATTTGAAGAATTTCAAAAATTTTAGAAAATAAAACCTTTCATTGGAGACAAGCGGTCGAAGATGAATCCTTTATTGGATAGGGGGGCATGCGAATGTCTCCCTATTTGTTTTCAAATAGGAAGCGGTACGTCATAAATATAAAAAGTACAGCCATTAATAATAGCTCCAAAACATGATGGCTCACATAATCGCGNGAGCCAAATAGACTATGTCTATGATATCACACCCACGTCAACGTGTGGTGATCTCATGTATTTTAGTGTTTTTTGCTCATATCCTGCCAATTCTCGCTCCGGAGGCAGCG